CGTGGCAGTACGCCAATAACCCTTCTTGTAGAAGAGGTTAGCGGTGGCTATCCATGACATGATTCTCTTTGGTTGTCGCTTGTTCTCTGGACGCAATTCCCGGATGTAAACTGGTGTAACCAATTCACCACGGTATGCATCTACGCCACAAGACTCTCTAAAGTTTCCACTCAAGAAAGTCTTATTAACGTTCACCTTGCAATTGTACTTTCGCAGGTGGTCGAGAACAGTAATCGCATACGTCGTAGGGACAATAATATCGTCCCCATAGACGTGGAGTCTTCGAGAGACTTTAAAAATGCTCTCCGGACTCACTGGAAGGCTTTGTGCCCGCAATAAAGCAATTACACATATAGTGTAAAAGTACATTGCTTCAACGGGAAAACAAAGTGCACTACCCATGGAGGCAAACTTACCAAGTGGCGACACGATTGTGCCATCTGGCAGCTGTGCCTTCGTCGATCTACATGCTGCGATCGCCTCCTGAAGGTCAGGATTTGAACGGAACATCTCCAATGCAAGATCACGGGGAACCCGGTCACTGGCATCAGAAAGGTCAATCGTTGCTAATCGACCAGAAATCGACGACTTAATCGCCAACCTTTGGTTTATACTCTGATCACAAAAATTTATGTGACCACGAGTTAACCAATACGACTCGAGCTCCTTATATAGGATGTCTCGAATCCCTTGTTGCACGTATTGCATGCAAGCGGGTTCTATGGCGATGATACGGGGACCTTTCAAGGTCTTCGGAACAGGAACAACACGTACTGGTTGTTCACCATCCTGTGACACGAACGTTACTAACTTGAGCTCCTTCGAATCGTATGGCAATCCTTCCGGATAACCATTTGATATCAAAGGGAAATACGGCTCAAGACGGTCGTGCCACCTCAGCCAAGCAAATTTCTGATTTCCAGAAACACGCTCAGCAGTAGCTCCCGGACCGTGTTTTGGCCAACTTCGATCAATCCGAATAGGACTGATAAGGTTATGCCAAAGCACAAAAGAGACAGAAGCAAAAGCTTCCTCATCTTCTTTTGAGAGCGAAAACTCTTGAAAAGATTGCTCAGACTCAACGAAACCTCGAAGTGTTCTCTGCACCCTTTGCAAGGTACAGTCAATCCTAAGCTTTTTGAAGCTAAGGCAAATTTGCCTAATCGCCTCAACAGCCAAAGATCTAACACCAAGAGTAGAGCTAGATTTTTTATTGTCTGGCTCGTCATTGAGAATCCTCCCAGTCTTACAGTCAAACACAAGACCGACCATACCTTGCAAAAATGCAGGGATTGGTCCATTCTTCCGGAAGTTCCGAAAGGATGTTGGGTCTATAAAACCGCTAGCCAGGCTTCTTTCGAAGTCCGAGCAGAATGCGGGTAAGGCAATCGTTATAAACGAAATGCCCTCGTGCTTGACTCGTGACCTGATAGTTTCAAGGTCACGTAAATCAAAGACATCAGCGATACACTTGATGGTGGCGTCTAGATAGATTGCCTCCATCAGCTCTAAGTGGTCACTTACGTTGCTTTTCATGCTACCTCCTGACTAGGGGGACGGCATCAAGCCACGCAATTTTCCTCTCGTTGTTCATATGAGCCGATTAAGGCACATACTTCAGGAACAACGAGTACAAACCTTAACCAACCACATAAAACAACACCTTGGGACTTAGGATCTGAAGTCTTACGACTCCAGACCGAAAATCTTACCGGTGTAAGTGGTATCGATCAGCGCAAATAACGCTGCTCGCAACTGGTCTACGGTCGTCGCTGAGAAGCCCACTTCTGGGCGATCAATGACGACGTAGATGCCCAACGTCTCGTAATCGTTGACAGACGTCAACGGATCCGCGACGATGGCTCGCTCGTCGGCCCGCACCATGGAACGAATTCGTCCCTTGGATTGCTGGTGCGACACGGTCAATTTGAACGTGCCGTCCGCGAGAGCATAAGAGGATTTTAATCCTCCCGACTCAATTCGCGGCATCGACTTTGCGACCGAGTTGACGGTTAAGACTTGTGGGTCGGATAACATTGTGGTTGACCTCCTAAAGGTTAATCATGCTTGTTTACCAATCCAGGTGACATCCAGCGCATTAGACTGGAGCACTTATCTTAGGAATTGGTCGATAGATACATCGCTACGTTCGCATAATGCCGAGCGCAGCTAGTATCGCGACTTGCTTGGGACTTAAATTATCCCAATGCACGCCGAAACCAAATGGACTCTCTGCTTCTTTTCGCTGTTTGACATCGATTACTCGATCCCATTGCAGCGTCTGCACACCTCCTGACGCAGCGTTAAACGGAGTTATCTGTTTATAGCTGTAAGTCAGAATTTGATGGTGTATCAGATACAGATACTTGGCAACTAAACCATCGACGGCAAAGTCATTGATCGCGTTAACTACGTGACCACTGTCTGTAACCCAATCGATGAGCCAAGTCCAAGGAGTTGCTCGGTAAATATTAGCCGGTGTTAGTCGCGCGCCGTGTAACGCCAATTGGCGTCGCAGGGCACCCAGCATCCCTTCGGATTCTGGGCTGCGTTCATCTAAATACGGCTGATAGTAACGAAAGCGTCCTACCCCTTCGGCGTAAGACCACTTGTTCCGCCATACTTCGATGGATGGCGGACCTGTCATACAGGACTGCAGGTACTGCGTGTTAGTCGGGTAAACCCCGAGGTACCACGAAGAATCACTGTAGACCTTAACAGTGTCACTATTATTCACCAGGATAGCCTTCCGTCTATGCCAGTCGCCGTTATCTTTCATTAAATGATCGATGCGGCGGTCTAACTTGATGATATTATCACACAAGTTAGACAGGTCCTTTATAAACGGAACATAACCAAAGTTATGATTCACGAAATGGTCAGCTGCCTTTTTAGGCATGACGGCCATATCTCGAATCCTGGGATTAGCCTTATACAGGTATCTCCAAGCATCCGAGAAGCCTTTTGCTGTGGTCTTAAGCATACGAGGTACATCACGTATCTCAGCTAAAGCCACAGCTAAACCGCCCATCTCAATTTTAGGCTTGGTACTATCCCAAACCCGGCTATCCAACGTCGACGTTGACGGCACTAAAGGAGAATTCGCGCC